GCAGGATTAAAGGTTTTGACTAGGGGTGCGGATGTTCGCAATGACATAATTCTTAACTATGGCAATAATTTTGGTTCACAGAAAAGCGCAATTGATTTAGACAGTATTGCAACCTTTGGCTATCGAGGCGAAACCATTAACACAGTCTTGCATGATGCCATCGATGCTCAAGCTGTGGCTGATCGGTTCATTTCTTTAAGATCTTATCCAAGAGCCTTATTTGACAGCATTACATTTCCATTGACAAATTCAGCAATTGATGATGCAGACCGAGATGCCTTGCTTGGGATCTTTATTGGTCAGCCAATGCGAATAACAGACTTGCCGGTTCAGATAGCCCCATCAGGACAATTTGAGGGTTATGTGGAAGGCTGGCGTTGGAGCACTAGATTCAACGAATTATTCTTAACCATAAATCTGAGCCCGATCGAATTCTCCCAAGTTGCAGTTCAATGGGAACAAGTATCAGCCTCAGAAGCTTGGAACACTTTATCCGCTATACTAACATGGGAAAACGCGATAGGAGCAGTAGCCTAATATGGCAAACACTACGAATTATAATTGGGAAACACCGGACGACACCGATCTGGTTAAGGATGGCGCAGCTGCTATTCGCACGCTTGGTTCATCTATTGATACAACAACTAAAAATTTAAATCCGGAAACAACAACTGGCGACATTGCTTATAGATCAGCAACAGCCAACACAAACACAAGACTTGCAATTGGATCAACTGGTCAGGTGTTAACTGTTGCAGCTGGAGTGCCATCTTGGGCAACACCAACAACAGGTGACATCGAAGGCGTAACCGCAGGTGTTGGAATTAGCGGTGGCGGTACTTCAGGAACAGTAACAGTTACTAACTCAATGGCAACAGCAATAGACGCTAAGGGTGATTTAATTGGTGGTACTGGTGCAGATACATTTGCAAGATTAGCGGTTGGTACAAATGGTCAAGTTTTAACAGCAGACAGTGCTGAAGCAACTGGATTGAAATGGGCTACTGCTAGCGGTGGCGGTACTTATTCAACTTGGTCACCAACTTATGCAGGACTAACTATTGGAAATGGAACTGTAATATCAAGATACACCCAAATTGGCAAACTGGTTAATTTTTATTGGTCTTTCAGATTAGGCTCAACAAGTAGCGTAACTGGTCGTGTTGATGTAAGTGTGCCAGTAGCCGCCGCACATACTGATAGTAATTCTTATATGGGTCTTTTTGATGATTCAGGTGTTGGTAGTTTTCAGGCAACTTGGGCATTAGAATCTGGTTACTTTGTAAGCCGAGTAATTAAAACTAATGCTACTTATGCAACTGCCGATGACATTAGTTCAACTGTTCCATTCACTTGGACTAATTTAGATTTTATACGAGTAACAGGAACATACGAGGCGGCATAACATGACAAACGAAATAGACACAAAAAAAGCAGAACTAATTGCAGAACTTAAAGCAGCCAATCCAGTAATGATTGAAACTGTTAATGATGTTGAACGCCAATTAACAGAGGCTGAATATGAGAAGGCTGCTGAGGACTGGGCGGAAATGCGTTTGATTCAACTTGGCTTAAAAGAAGCACCTGTTCAATTAAGCCGAGCAGAATTAAATAAACTTGAGGCTAACGCCTAAGCATAATCTTGAGTAATTGTGCCGATGAAACCCTACCTATCTAAAGCAGCTGTGCAACTGCGTGAGCAGATTGATGACAGTTTTCCTGATAGGTCTAGAAAATCAGATGGTTGGATTTCAGACGCTAGGCATCAAAAAGTAAAATCGGATCACAACGCATTGCCTTCGGGTGAAGTTTGTGCTATTGATATTACAGCTGATTTAGGTCAAGCCGAAGGCATATCTGCCTACCTTGCCGATCAAATCCGAATTGCTGGCAAAACAGATAAGCGGATCAAATATGTAATTCACAATCATCATATTGCCAGCAAACTATTTAATTGGCGTTGGCGTAAATATAAGGGTATCAATCCACACACCAAGCATATTCATATTTCATTTCACCCAAAACAAACTGGAGAGTTCTTTAACATCCCACTACTAGGAGGCAAGGCATGAAACTATCAAACAAGCATAAGGCAGCAATTAAGTCATATTTAAGAGCTGTGGCTGCTTCCGGTATAACTGTTGTATTGGCAATTGTTGCTGACATCCGACCAGAATTTGCAATCCTTGCTGGAGCATTGGTTGCACCTATTGCCAAAGCATTAGATCCAAAGTCCGGTAAAGAAGCTGATTATGGAATCAATGCCAAATGACCGCCAACGAATGGGTTGGTATCGCCGTTGGCGTATGCGCCATATCAACAAGTTTGTTGCTGGGTCTGCGCTGGGTTATTAAATCCTACTTACAAGAATTGAAGCCCAATTCTGGAAGTTCAATCAAGGATCAAATTACAAGACTTGAACAGCGTGTCGATGATCTGTTTGTTTTAATATCTAAGCGATAATTTTATTTATGGCGAACACTCGAAAACCTATCAAACGCAAAAAGATCAATCGTCGTGTTGTTCGCCAAACTCCTGAACCATTAACAAAGATAGATCAGCATTACACCGCATTGCACGAATGTTATAAAGCAGCTCGTAAAGCAGGATTTACTCCAGAGCACGCATTCTGGTTGATGACCGAGCATAAGACTTTTCCTGATTGGATCGTAGGCGATGGCGGGATTATTCCTTCCATAGATCCAACTGACGATGAGGATGACGATTAAGCGCATAGCGTTTGTGAGTGACCTGCAAGTTCCTTTTTTTGATGAGAAAGCCATTAAATCCGTAGGCCGTTTTTTGGCCAAATGGAAACCCCACCGCACTATTTGCATTGGTGATGAAATTGATTTACCACAGCTTGGCGGTTTTAATGCCGGAACTATTGATGAGATGGTTGGCAACATCCATGACGATAGATTACTTACTCAACAAGTATTAACTTACTTAGGTGTAACAGATGTGCTTGGATCTAATCATGGAATTAGGCTTTACCGATCGATCAAGAAACGATTGCCCAGCTTCTTAAATTTGCCAGAGATGCAATACGAAAAGTTTTTGGGCTATGACAAACTAGGCATCAAATTCCATCCCTACGGATTAGATTGGGCGCATGGCTGGACTGCCGTTCATGGCGATGCTTTTCCCCTATCTCAAGTACCGGGTCAAACGGCCTTAAATGGGGCTAGGAGGCTAGGAAAGAGCGTGGTGTGTGGTCACACTCATAGATTAGGGGTTTCTGCCTTCACAGAGGCTTCTAGAGGCCATTTAGGGCGTACTGTGTGGGGCGTTGAGGTTGGCAATTTAGTAGATTTAAGCAGTTCAGGCATGGCATACACAAGGGGTTATGCAAACTGGCAAACTGGATTTGTTGTGGCTTATGTGAAAGATCGTAAAGTGCAGGTTATTCCTATCCCGATCAACCCAGATGGTAGTTTTATATTTGAGGGTAAGGTCTATGGGGCGTGAAACAGACTATATCGACCGCACGATTGATGACCATATCGATGATGTTGAGGATCTTGGCGTTATCTAATCGTTATAAAACACGCCGAAAGAAAATAACCAAGCGTCCTTGATCTAGGTCATACTTTATGCATCACCCACAAGATATGTGGAGGATATGTAAGGGAGCAACATGGATCTATATGGAGAACTAAGAGATTTTGGCTATCTCTGGCTATTAGGAATGACAGCTGCTGCAATTTGTTGGTGGCTTGTTTTAGAGATTAGAGATACTGCATTCCAAAATGGTTACTGGAAGGGTCGTGCGGATGGCTGGAACATGCACCGCAGAATGATTACCATCAAACGGCAGTCAGATGAAGTCTTTGATTATGACAAAAACTGAGCAACTCTTTGATGAAGCCATCACGACTATCCAGTCAAGAGGTGTCGTGTATGGGCATCCTTTTTACAACATGGAGCGAATCTCAAAACTGGTCAGTTCGTATCTTGAATACCCAGTCATGCCTCACGATATTTGTATCATTAACATCTTGCAGAAAATTAGTCGTTTGCAGGAAAGTCCAGGACATCACGACAGTCTTGTGGACATTGCAGCATATATCGGTATTTACAAAACAGTTTATGATGCCGAAATCGACAGCGACTTTAAAAAAGGAGATGATCTCTAATGGCATTTAATCTTGAGGATTATGAGGATGTGGCTACTTTGAACAAATGGTTCATTGCCAACTATCCAATGGGTCGATCTGATATATCAGTTATCAGCCACGATCCTGAAAAGGGTTATATCTTGGTGCAAGCAACCTTGTGGCGAGATGCAGCAGATCCAGCACCAGCAGTTAGCAACATTGCTTTTGGATCTAGAGAAACCTATATGGCTAATATGAAAAAATGGTATGTCGAGGATACTGCCAGCAGTAGTTTGGGAAGGGCAATAATAATTCTTAAAGGCTCAAACAAGACTGCTACAAAAGACAGCATGGAAACTGTTAAGGCAGATCAATCCTTCAAGGAGAAGCTAGAAAGCCGCCAAAATATGTATGGCAAACCCGGAAGTAAGTCAGCACAAATTGAAACAATCCTGAGAGATAGTTTTGCAGCTGATAAGAAAGAGCCTCAACCTGTTGCTTGGTCGGTTGGTGATGTTGTAGATCAGATTGGATCATCAATACCTAATGAACCACCGGCATGTCAGCATGGTCATATTTTGAAAGAAGGAATATCTAAAGGAGGTAAGCCTTACTATGGTTATGTTTGTAAAGCAAAAGAATGTCCACCTAATTGGGCAACACTTACCGCTAATGGAAAATGGTATTTCAAAGGAGGTGAATAAATGGGTGAATTACAAATAATTGACGGCTCTGGCTTAA